CCTAGCCGGCAGCATGCAGCAGAACAAGCCGGAGAAGTTCTCATGATGGGCTCTCTGGCACCGCAGGAGCACAACCCCTTCGAGGGAACCAAGCGCTCCGACAAGTTCCTCCGATCCAAGTCCGGAACGCAAAATTACGGTCAATCCTCTGGCACTTTCAACGCCGCCAAGAACAAGCTGCTCGGCGGACAGCCCGGGACGCTACCCGGTGTTCCGAGTGAGAGGCCGCAGGAACAGAATTCATAAGTTGCACCTCTGCCAGATGCCACCAGAGCTAGGCTGAGACTAAGGGGATGTCGGTGCAAGCGGCACCCCAACATGAAGAGCCCTCTGGCCAAACCAGGGGGCTTTCTGCCATAATAGAGGCATCATGCCTGAGAAGGTTCCTGTAATTCGAAAGTTTGAAATAGAAGAGGAGCTCGGCGAAAGAGCTAAGAACCTTCTCCCATCTCAGAAAAATTTTATCTTTGCCCCGGAAAGATTCTCGGCAATATCGGGAGGATTTGGATCAGGAAAATCGTTCGCATTGGTACTCAAAGGTCTTATACTCAGTGCGGCGATTCCAGGGAACGCCGGCGGTCTGTTTTGTTTTAGGGGCACAGACGTAGAGAAAAGACTAGTTCCTTTGTTTATGGACGAATGCTGCCCTCGTTCTTGGTTGAAAAGTTATAATCGCAATAAGCGAGTAGCCGTACTTAAAAATGGTTCCGTTTTGAATTTTGACCACGTGAAAGACAGGACTTCCGGTTCTGCATCGGGCGCGGGCACAGGTCGTATCGGACTAAACCTGGGCTTTGTTGGTGTAGACCAGGCCGAAGAGCTGGAGCTTGATCAATGGAATGCTTTGATGTCTCGTCTGCGTCTTCCGCGAGCTCCGCGCAAATTTGGGTTTGCTTCGCTTAATCCGGCCGGCCATGATTGGCTCTGGGAAAAATTTTTCCAGAAAGCACTACCGTGGCCAAAAGATGAAAACAGCAAAGCACTACCTATCGATGGAAAATATTACCAAGTTCTTCGGCAGGCTGCTAACACACTTGGCGTCTGCGTCAACTCAGAAGAGAATAGAATCTCGAATGCTGGATTTGTGGAGGATGCATATTTCGATTCTCTTCTCGAAACGTATGGAATCCAATGGGTGGAACGTTTTGTTTGGGGACAATTTTCTGATTTCAAAGGGAAAATGTTTCAAGATTTTTCTGGGGGTCTGGTGGACTATCAAGATGCTTCGGTCCACGTCATCGATGATTTCCCGATTCCGCGAAATTGGTCTCTCACTACTGGTATCGACGTCGGAGGCGACTCGCCCTGGGCGGTGGTTCCGATCTACGCCGATGAACAAGGCAATCTCATCGTTACTAACGGCTTCCACAACCGCACCGGAAGAGTCAGCGAAGTTGCCCAATGGATCAAGCGCAATCTACCTTGGAACGACAATCGATCGACGTTCGTTCTGGATCCCGAAAATAAAGTAGCCACGATCGAACTTTCGGACCACGGCATATTTTGCCAGAACGCAATCAAAGACATAAATCCCGGCCTTCTCAGAATGGAGGGGTATTTGCACGTGCAGAAGCACCGTGAATTGCCCCATTGGTTTGAGGATACTCAACCAGCGCACAAGTTCGTAAAGTTTCGCGGCAAGGGTTCCCCCAAGATGTTCGTCTTCAAAAGTGCCAACGTAGCGCGGAAGGAACTCGATACGTGCAAATGGGACCCCGAGAAAACCGATAAGCAGTACAAATCCTCCACCGCCCGCTTCGACGCTATCGACGCCATCCGTTACGTCGTGATGACGAAGCCAGAGCCCTCGAAGATCGGCGAGGACTTCGGCGACAAATGGTTGAATCTTGAAAAGATCGATCGCGGCGCTGCAGAGGAATGGCGCGCGCTGGATAGGAAACGGGCTGCCATTAAAGGCGCCAAAAACAACGCCCTCCGCGATATGGACAGGGATGATGAATACCGATCCGTGAAGGGCGAGGAAGAAATGCACCACACGAATACGAAATGGGATTGGGGGGGCGATGATTGAGGATATTCTTGCGCGTCAAATGAAAACGGTACTCGATTCCCTGGCGACGAATCGGGAGAAGCTGCACATAATATCGGAGCTCACAGAGGACGACCTCGTCGCTTGGCTCCGCATAATCCACAAAAAAGGAGATCCTACGTAAATGTTTGGATGGGCACTAATCAAGGATTCTGAATTGCGGCTGATGAAATGTTTCGCGGATATGGAGTTGAAACAAGCCATCTCCCGCGCACTGGCAGCGGAGGCCTACGCGAAGAAGTGCGAGGCTTTATTAGATCACGAGCGTCTGCGAATAGATAGCGAACGCGAGAGAGCCGACCGCATAGCCGATTCCCTATTTGTCAGTAGCGGTCTTCCTCCGGCGAGCTCTACCGGCGTCGCGGAAGCGAAGTCGATAGAGGCCGAGTCTAAGATTGTGCGGGCGGATGCGATGCGGGAGATCGCAGAAATTTTTCAGGAGACATGGGACGAAACATCCACCGAAGAGATGCTTGAGGAGACCAATGGCGTTCAAAAATAAAGGAGAAGAACGCGCACATAAAAAGGCCTATCGCGAGACCCATCGAGATCAAGAACGCGAGCGCAGTCGCAAATGGTATTACGCTAACTTAGATAAAGACCGCGAGCGCACACGCAAATGGCGCGCAGATCATCCAGATCAAAACCGCGAGTACAATCGCAAATGGAGCGCAGCTCACCCAGATAAAGTGGTCGCCAACCGCAAAGCTCAACACGCCAAGAGAAGAGGAAACGGTGGTTCCTATACGGCAAAGCAGTGGCTGCAGCTAAAGAAAACCTATGGCAGGTGTGTGGGATGCGGACTCTCTGAAGCTGCGATAATAGCATTAGGTCGCACTTTGGCCGCCGACCACGTTTTACCGATTGCCAAAGGTGGATCTAGTAACATTGAAAACATTCAGCCGCTTTGTCACGGTCGTGGCGGCTGTAATAACAAAAAGGCCGCGCGTCACATCGATTATCGGAGAACAGCATGAGTGATACTGAGCCCATCCAAAAGCCAATGCAAGCGCCGGGATACCAAGAAGGTTCGGACGAATCAAAGAAAGATCCGTATAGCCTGAAGGACCCAGAAGTGTTGGCGGATGTGAACGATAGAATTGATCGCGTTCTGCGCGCCGATGCGTTCAGCCGAATCTTCTTCGAGGCTAATTGGGGAAGGAATGTCTTCTTCTATGCGGGGGCACAATGGCTGCGCCGCGTAGGTGGAGGTCGTTGGGAAAGACGCAATCTACCCGTATGGTTTCCCCGATCTCAAACCAACAAGTTCGCCGAGAAGGCAAATGACCTGATCACCCAACTCTTATCCGGCGGCCGCGTGCCGATCACCTACGCGCCGGCAACCGACGATCCTTCTGACATCGCCATTTCTGAGATTGGCGAGAGTCTTCGCGACATTATGTATACCGAAGCTCAATGCGATGAGCAGGCCCAGCTAATAGCGTCATGGCTTATTATCACCGGCAATGCTTTCGGCATCGTCCACTACGACATGGACGAACGGTTCGGCACTATGCCGAATCCACAAACGCCTTTAGCTTCCCCGACACAGATACCCGAACTCGATGAGAAGAGCAAACCCATATCAGAGCAATTCCCGATTGGCGCCATCCAGATGGAAGTGGCGGGGCCGTTCGAAATCCGCGGCGACTACCGCATCACCGACTATCGCAAGTGGAATTCCTTCGTACACCAGAAGCGCTATGACCTTACTTGGGCGAAAGAGAATTGGCCGGACTTCGCAGACAAAATCCAACCGGATGCAGGCACTTCCAATGACACTTCTCAGTTCTACATGGACCTTTTTGCCAACCTTACGCCGGATTTCGCGTTCGGTGCAGGCCTGGCTAGCAACTCTTCCACATCCGGTAAATACCCGAAGGTCACAGCTTATTGCATCCGCGAGCTTCCTTCGAAGAGATACCCTGAAGGACTCTACGCCGTGCGTCTCGGAAAGACCTCTTCCGAAGCAATCGTAGACATTGGCCCGCTGCCAAGCGAGTACGGCGCGGGAGTCAAGAAGGGAAAGAAGTTCCTGCCTTTAATTCACTGGCGGGCCAACATTGTTCCGGGCCGGCTGTGGGGAAAGACTCCCATGGACGATCTGGTCTATCTCCAAGTCTTCCGG